CGCGGCGTTTGGATTGATTTATTATGTATCATGTTTTTATCGGATGAAATTGGCGTTTTGAAAATTAATGAACACATTTTGGATTCAAAAGGAATCCAAAAGTTGTCCGGAATGAATCCAAAAAAGTTCAAAAAAACGTTCGATGAATTGACCAAATTTGGAATCATAAAGGTTGACGATAAAAATCGTTATTATTCAAAACGAATGGTCAACGATGAACGGATTCGTCAAATTCGACGCGATGTTGGTCATTTGGGAGGGAATCCAAAATTGATTCAAAAAAAATCAAAAGGTTCGAATTTGGTTAAACGTTTGGTTAACCAAACCGACAACCAAAATCCATCCCCTTCATCTTCATCTTCATCTTCATTAAATAATAATAAGGATATTATTATTGATAATAAAAAAAATGAATTGATGATTTACATCGATGAAAATTGTCCAAACATCAAAAAAATGAAATCGCAATTGAATTTTGAGCAATCCGAAAAAATTATGACATTGGAACCGTTTCAAAATTTATGTGACATCGTTGACGCCATGGAAAATTTCAAACCATTGGTTTCGAAATATACATCCGTAAATTTGACAATCAAAAATTGGTTAAAAAACAAAAAAGAAAATGGAAAATCAAATCATCAAACAACAAACGTTCGAATTGGAAATTCAAAACCAAATTTCGACGATGCAATTCGTAACTTTTAACGCGCGCGAAATGATTGTCGCGGCAAACCAAGGAATCAAAATTCGCGATTTGGACGACGTTGAACCAATCAAACAATCATTGCGATATATATTCGCATTGATTGGATTGAAAGCCGAAAATTTGCCGTCCGAATTACAAAAAACCGTTTTGATTGATTTCATCAAAACCGAAATGAAACAATTCAACACGGAGGAAATGAAATTGGCGTTCCGGATGGCGGCCGCGCAAAAATTAAATGTTGATATTACACATTATCAAAATTTCAACGCCGTTTATTTATCCGACGTCATGAACGCGTTTCAAACAATGCGAAATTCAGCGTTAAAGGAATTCAATCAACAAATGAAAGCAAATGAAAAACCGATTGAACCAACGCCGGAATTGAAACGGAAATTGTTTTGGGAATTCGTCAACGATTGCATTGTCCAAAAATGGATTGAATTCAAAAAACGAAACACAATAAATTGGGGCGCGATTTCCGTTCGATTGGTTTTCGATACATTGGAAAATGAATTGGGATTGATAGCGTTGACCATAAATGAAAAACGTGATATTTATTTGAGGGCCGAACCAATTGTCAAAAGCGAATTGAAAAATTCATCGTTTAACACATTGTCAAAGGTTCAACAAGCGCGAAAAATTATTGAAACAATCGAAAATGGCGAACGTCACATCGATTTCAATGACATGGTTCAAACCAAATCACGCGAAATCGCCATTCGTGAATATTTTGAAAAGTTAAAAAATAACAACATCGATTTCGTTGAAATAATTGAAACATTAAAATTGAAAAAATGACCAAAACAAACCATCGGTTTCATGGGAATCGATTTCATAAAAACAATTTAAACACAAAAACCAAAACAATGAACAAAAACCAACAACAAATTCAATTCGGTTCGGCCGTTTTGATGTTATTACAACGTGAATACATTCGCGAATGTCAAATTGAACCGGCATTGGATGAAAACGGAAACCAACGAACCGACGAATCCGGTCAACCAATGGATCGCGCCGTTCATCCATTGGGATTCAATTTCGAATCATGGTTGATTCAAAATAAATTAATTGTCGAACAACCGACAATCATCAAACCAAATAACAACATAAAAATCGTAAAATGAACCAAATCACAATTGTCGGAAATGTCGGTTCCGATCCGGAAATTTCAACATCGACCAATGGAATAAAAATCGCGAAATATTCAATCGCCGTCACCAAAAAATCAAAGGAGGAAAAGAAAACAACATGGTTTCGAATCATTCAATTTCGATATTCGGCCGAATTTGCTGAAAATTACATCAAAAAAGGAATGAAAATTTTGATTGTTGGCGAAATTGAAATCGATGAATACATCGACAAAGATGGGAACAAACAAAAATCAATTCAAATCATTGGTGACAAATGTGAAATCATGTCAAACAATGAAAAGCAATCCGAACCAATCGCAAAAAACGAATCCAAACAAACCAATTCGTTTGATTTGGTTCAATCGGATGATTTGCCATTTTAAAAACAATCAAATGGGGGCAAATCGTCCCCATTTTTAAATTCAACATAAACATGAAAAAATTAAACATCATCGAAAAAATATCATTGATTTGGACGATTCCAATTTCAACCGTTGCAATTATTACAATCGCAATTTCAACATTAATCATTTACATTTTGAAAGTCGTTTTGGTTTATTCCGGAACGGCCGGATCATTGCAATATTTATTCGACCAAATCCGAAAACAAAACATCAAAAAACAATGGTCGAAAATTCGCAAATCCGATTTCATCCAATCCCAATTTGAAAAAAACATATGAATATTTTCGACACAAAAAATTCAATTCAAAACGGAATTGAACACGCCGACCGATTCATCAAAAATTTGGAACAACAAAAACGGACAACCGAACGAATGATTTCAAATTGGATGGAAAAAAAACAAAAGTTGATTGAACAATTGGAAAAAATGAAAAAGCCATGATAAAAGGATTCGAGGAATTCACCGTTGAGGTCACATCATATGAACAACGCGTGATTGAAATCATCATCAAAAGATTTCAAACCAAAACGGGAAAAATTAACATTGTAACGGCCGAACAAATATCCATTGGATTGAAAGGTCGTTTCGGAATCGAATTCAACGAATCGCGAATCCGGAAAATGATTCAATACATCCGTTTAAACAATTTGATTTCCGGATTAATCGCAACATCAAAGGGATATTTTGTCGCACAAACGCCGGATGAAATCAACGATTGGATTGATTCATTGAAATCGCGTGAAAACGCCATCCGTAAAATTCGCGAACAAGCCGAACAACATGTTGAACGATTAAACAACCAACGCGTTCAACAATCATTGTTTTGATATATTTGCATAACAAAACGAAATGGCAATCGTAAAACGCGCCAACGGGACATCCATGTCCAAACAAATGGAATATGACTAAAAAGAAAATCGAACCGAAAAAGGCAAAGCCAAAACGCGTTCAAAAAACCGAAACCGAAATCATCGCCGAACGTCGAAAAAAAATCGAATCGATTTGTTTGGCATATGAAAACGGAAACGTCACAATCGAATCATGTTGTGGTGAATTTGGAATCACGGTTCGAACGTTTTGGAATTGGGCCGACCGTGATTCATGGATTTCAGAACGTTATAAAAACGCGAAAGAAATTCACGCGAAAATCGGAAAGGAATCAATTCGCGAAAAAGCCGTTGACGCGTTGACACGATTAATCATCGGATATTGGGTAGAGGAAACCGAAATTGATGAATTGTTTTCAATGACGGGCCAATTGACCGGAAAACGCGTGAAAACCAAAAAACGATATGTTGGCCCACATGCGACGGCCGTCATTTTTGCGTTGAAAAATACCGATCCAACAAATTGGGGCGACAATTTCAATGTTGACATCGTTGGTGACAAACAAATTTTCAAAATAGGCGACCAAATAATTGAATTTAATTGATATGGAAAACGATTTCGTTGATAGGTTAATCGACAAACATGGTGACGTTGTTTCGGCGATGTTTTATGTTCACAAAAAAATTGATGAAATTTTAAATGGTTTCAAATTAAAAAACGAATATCCCATGGACGATGAAAACATGTCGTTTTGGATTGAAGTTTATGACGAATTAAATGAACGGCAAAATTTAGAAATTTGAAAATGTCCCATCAATGAAAATCGCATTTCAACCACATCAAAAACAATATGAATTCATGGAGGCGGTTTTTTCGTTTCGCCATGAATGTTTGTTGTTTGGCGGCGCGGCCGGTGGCGGAAAATCATTTGTTTCATTGGCCACATTGATCGCGTTGGCGCGTTTGTTTCCGAATTCCAAATCACACGTCATTCGTGAATCATTGCCATCGTTAAAACGAACGACGATTCCGACGTTTTTCAAATTATGTCCTAAAAATTTTATTCGTTCGTACCATCAAACCGACCACATCGTGACGTTCACCAATGGTTCAACATTGGAATTTTTTCCGGAAAATTACAACATGGATAAAAATTTGACACGGTTCGATGGATTAGAAACGAATTTTTTTTTGTTGGAGGAATCGCAAGAATTACAAAAAAAAACATTTGACAAATGTAAATTGCGCGTCGGCCGACACATTTTGTTGGAACCGTTAAAAATGCCGCCGCGTTTGATTTTAATGACGTGCAATCCATCACAAAATTGGACGAAAACCGAATTTCATGAACCGTTCATCAATGGCGAATTGAAACCATCGTATTTTTACAAACGCGCGTTGATGATTGACAATCCAACGTTGCCGCCGGAATACATGGCCGCCATGGAAAATTTAGATGATGTCACACGCGCCGTTTTCGTGAATGGGGATTGGGATGTTGTGGATGTTGAACGGCCGTTCGCGTACGCGTTCAATAAATTTAAAACCGTCAAACCAAATGTTGAAATCCATCCAAATGAACCAATAATTTTGTCGTTCGATTTTAACGTTGATCCGATTACATGTATCGCCGGCCAATCGTTCGGAAATAAAATTCGAATATTTCGTGAATTTAGATTGCGGAATTCGGACATTTTCAATTTATGCGAAGCAATAAAAATTGAATTCGGCGACCGGTTTTTCATTGTCACCGGTGACGCGTCCGGCGCGAATCGTTCGGCCATGACTAAGGGCGCGCTAAATTATTACACAATCATTCGTGATGAATTGGAAATTCCGAAATCCGCGTTCAAGGTTCCGACCGTCAATCCATCAATAAAAAATTCACGCGTGTTGTTGAATTCGATGTTGCAAAAACACAATGATTTGGTCATTGATTCATCATGTCAATTTTTAATTCACGATTTGCAATCGGTCGAAACAACGTCGGACGGCGACATTGACAAAGGTAAGGACGCGAAATTGACACATTTGTTGGATTGTTTTCGATATTACATTTGGACATTTCACAATGATTTCATAAAAACATTCAAATAAGTTTTAAATTTGGCAATTCAAAAATTGAAATCATGCCGAACCAAAAACATTTTTCCGCTAAATTCAACCGATGTGTTTCATCCGTTCAAAAATCCGGTAAGGATAAAAACGCGTCATATGCGATTTGTCAAGTTAGTGTAAACAAACAAGGTTCGGGAAAAATTACAAACACCAAAAAACCAAAAAAATGAATTTTTTCAAACGAAAACCAAAACATGAACCGGAAACGAAACCGGTTTCAATCACGGGATCAAAAATTGCATTGGAACGCGTTTTCATCGACGACGATGGCGATGAATGGTTTCAATATGTGAACATCATGACGATTCCGGCGCGACGTGCAATCGCGGCCGAAATCGCGACACGATTCGCCGAAATGAACATGACCAACGAATCATTGACCGTGTTCATTGAATCAATGAAAAAGGCCGCGAACAATGGGAACATCGTTGAATTGTTTCATTTATTAAGTGAAATTGAATTCCGGTTGTCATATATTGGGGAGGAAAACACATTGATTGAATTGGCCGCGTGTTATTTCGTTTTGAATGGCGAAGATGAAACCGATTTTTCCGACGTTTGGAAAAATAAAAAAATCGAAAAAATCAAATCAAATGGACGTTCAAAGGATTTTTTTTTGCAACGGGCGTTCGTATTCACAACGAAATATTCGGAATTATCCGACAACGATATTCACGTTTATTTGAAAGCCAACGCCCCATCAAACGAACGGTTCAATCAAATTTTGCGTCGTTTGAAATTGGGCGATACATTGACCAAATCAATTATGTCAACCAAATAATTTGTGATAATAAAGTGACGGAAATGAAAGCATTGGAACAATTATCAACGGATGAATATTATCAAACCGTTTCAACATATTTCCGAATTATCGATGAACGAAATGAAGCAATGGAAAAATTAAAATAAAAACATATCATGGCGGTTAAAAATGTATTATTCAAAATTCAAGCGGACACGGCCCAATTGCGTCGTGAATTGGAGGCCGTCAAAGCCGGATT